TGAGCGGTATTGGTCGGCCGTTGCTTCGGCGTCTCTAGTCGGCGGAGCGATCGCCAAGTCGCTGGGGCTGATCAAGTTCGATGTGGTGCCGACGATGGAGTGGGTGATCAAGGTGATCCGTAACATGCGCGGCGACAAGGACGATTTGGTCGGCGACCCGGTCGGCATCCTCGGCCAGTTCCTCGATGAACACGCCTCCAACCGCCTGCTGGTCAAGGGCGACTACCGGCCACGAGGTATCTGCACAATTATCGAAGCCCCACGCGGCCCACTGCTGATCCGCTACGAGCTGGACAGCAAGATCCTCTACCTGTCCCGGGCAGCATTCAAGACCTGGGTCGCTCGTCGGTTCGGGTCCTATACCCAGATCAAGACCGAGCTTGAGAAGAAGAAAATCCTGCGGGATGCCAACAAGCCGAAGTGCCTGGGGTCGAACACCTTCTACGACTCAGCCTCGCAACCCTGTTGGATGATCGACATGAAGAACCCAAAACTGGGGGCAGTGGTGGAGAACTTGGTGGAGGTAGCAGCTGCTCTGGCAAAGGCACCTCTGCATTTGGCTGGGAAAAGGGGATGAGGGGGAGAGGATGAACTACTGGAAAGAGTGCATCACTGAGGCGTTTGAAGACGCAGGTATTGATGCAACTGAAGATCAGATAAACACAGTCACTTCATGGGTCGAGGGGGCCCACGAAAACTATGGAATGGCAACCGGCAGGGACTGCATACCAAACCCTTTGCAGTCGGAGAATCGGAGGCTGCAGGAAGCACTGAAGACCGAACAAGAAAAGATTACTTGCCCGGAATGTAATGGCAGCGGCCTCTATAAAACCCAAGGACCTTATCACTCAGCTGAAGGACAGTGCTTTAGATGCAGAGGTGATGGGCGGTGTATAAGGTAAAGGAGAAAATATGAACCTCAAATGGTTTTTCAAACTGTTCACAAGGAAGCCCCGCCGGGATCTCGACTACCTGCGGAAACTTATGAAGGTCGCATCAACTGCTATAGAGAGGGTGTCATGAAAATAATCAAACCAAGCGTTGAATTTTTCGGAGCAGTGCCGACAGAGTACAATGCCGCTCTCAAGTTCATCGAGCGCTGCTCTCGTGTCTGCTACAAGTCAGAAGACAAGATCACTGAAGATAGTGCTGGAGGGTTCGTCCGAAAGCTGATCAAGGCAGGGCATCTGGCTATGGTTGAGCATTCAAATTTTGTGGTGCGGACTAGGCGAATGGATTATCCAGTTATTCAGCTGCAAGGACAGGTCGGCAAGTATCTGACTGTTTTGGATGACTCTGAGTACACATACATCGGAGGAAACCTCACAGCATGGTTTCAGCGAGGAGCAGAATTGGGCTGGGATGAAATGTTCAGCCCCTTTATTAAACTCTACACTCCTTTGTTTGAACTAGGAAATCAGTTTATTGACCCTCGTCTCTCTTGGGAAGTCTGCCCTCACAATGAAATCCCCAAAGAACTCCATCGCTACTCAGCAAAATTCATCTGCGATCGCGGGGTCAGTCATGAGTTGGTACGCCACAGACCTTGCTCTTTTGCTCAAGAGTCAACTCGGTATGTGAACTACGGCGGTAAGGATATGGAGTTTATTGAGCCGGATGGGTTTGAGGGGTGGAGATCTCCTGAGGTTATATTGTTCCGTGATTGCTGCCGTGTGGCGGAAGATTTGTATAATAAGTGCCTAGATTGTGATCTCAAACCACAACAAGCCCGAGCCGTCCTGCCCAACGCTCTGAAGACTGAGATCGTAGTCACAGCAGATGCAGCTGAGTGGTCACATATCAAAAAGCTACGAACAGCGAAATCAGCCCATCCGGATATGCAGCGAGTAATGAATATGATGCCTTGGGAGGAAGTTTTATGAAAAAATTTCGTGTGTACGGGATAATTACCGGAACGAAGTACCTTGGAGAGTTCGAGGCGGAAACAGCCGATGAAGCAGAAGACAAGGCAAGTAGCAGTGAGGCCAATGCTGTCAGTCTATGCCATCAGTGCTCTGGGGAGTTTGATCTGGATGAGCACTGTGCGGGTTCGTTTATCGTTGAGGAGGCAACATGACCCTCCTCAAATTCATATCTACCCACCGCATCCAGGGTGCCTTGTTGAGAGAGTTTATCGGCAAGGAGTTATGGAAACCGGCAATAGTGTCTTGCGACTCGCTGATTGTCGAGCGCGAGATGGAGATTGAAAAACTTAAAGAGCTGAAGACAATGCTCGAAAAGGAGGTTGGGTGATGAAAATACGCTGCACCAAGCATGGTGATTGGGACACTGACTGGGTAATGGTAAACGTCTGCCCTCATTGCTACGCTGAAGAACTGGTAGGCCCAATCAAACGCTGCCCTGTGCACCACAAAGACTTCACCGAGGCAAGCTGCCCAGAATGTGTGGACGAATCCACATCACGGCTCATGCAGAATTGGAAGGAAAGGGTAGAGACCGCCTCCGCCGAAGAGTTCGACCACAACGGCAAGGCACTACGATCAGGATATGGAATAGTGGAAACAGGCGCAGAAGGTACCCCTGTGCTGCTCCCCGCCCAATGGTACTGCAGAATGCATGGAGTATATGAACCTCCAGTAGATGGTCCTTCTGCATATGCGGGGTATGGGTATCATCGTGTAGCCTGTCCCCTGTGCGCAGCTGCCGGCATCCAGGTGCAGCTCGATGCTGAGAAAAAGATCTGTGAACCGCTGGGAGGGCTGAGAGGGATCTTGAAACACCCTTCGGAGTTCGACCCCAACGGTAAGAAGGCAAGCGACCCGGGCAGCAAGCTCGACGGTGGCAAGTCCTTGGCCGGAGTCCTCGGCGACTTCGCCCTCGCCCTGATGGCAGTGGCTGAGGTCGGTACCCATGGTGCGGAGAAGTACTCGAGAGGAGGGTGGCAGAGCGTGCCTGACGCCGAGACCCGCTACCATGACGCTGAGTGGCGCCACCTGCTGAAACGCCGGCACGAAGACTTTGATAAGGACTCAGGCCTGCTGCATGATGCACACCGGGCTTGGAACGTGCTGGCACAGCTGGAGCTTCGGTTGAGGAAAGATCGTTTTTCGGAGCCGATGAAAGGTGAAATGCCGGCTGAGTTCTGGCACTCTCTCGGGGATGATTGGAAGACGTTCACATCCTCCGCCAATTGGAAAGACGGTGCCCCGGGCTGTCCGCATACCCGGACGAAGTTCGTCAAGACGACTGCTGGTGATTACCGCCAATGCCTCGGCTGCGGGGCGAGACTGGAGGCGGCATGAAATTCAAAGAGGGCAACACCATAAGGTTCGGACAAGACCACCAGTTCTGGGAAGGGGTACCCTCCGGCGTGGACTTCAGTGTGTCCAGATTTGAAGGAGCTGGGGCGGAGTACGTTCTAAGAGCGCATGGGTATGGATTGCTTGGTACTCCTGGAGGGTACGGCAACGGTGCGCTGTACGTTTATGGGCTGACCAAGAAACAGATAGTCAGATTTGAAAAACACTTGGCTAAGCAAACAAAAACCCCTCTCAAGCCAGCTGCACCACCGACCGAGAGGGGTTAATTTTTGATCCCTGAGACCATTCCCGGGGACCACCATGTACAGTGAGAATCGTAACTCACTTTACTGAGGATGTCAAAATAAAAAAGGAGAACATCATGAACGTAAGAAAGATCGCAGCAGTATGTCACGAAGCGAACCGGGAACTCTGCAATGCCCTCGGCGACGGCAGCCAGAAGTCGTGGGTAGAGGCTGAGGAATGGCAACGCACCAGTGCCATCAACGGAGTGCAGTTCTGCCTGGACAACCCCAACGCAGCCGCAAGTGCCAACCATAACGCTTGGCTCAAAGAAAAGAAAGAGGCCGGCTGGGTGTACGGCGAGGTCAAGGACGCCGAGAAGAAAACCCACCCCTGCATGGTAACTTATAAGAAGCTGCCGGCCGAACAGCAGGCGAAGGACCACCTGTTCAAGGCTGTGGTTGGGGCGCTTGCGCCGTTGTTGAAGGAGTAGCCATGTCGCACTTTCCAGATTCTACCATATCACGCAACAAACTCTTAGCGTTTCGCCGGGCTGCGATCAGTTCCCCAAGAGAGGAAGTCCTTGCCGCGATGGATGTTCATCAGTTTTACTGCAATCACTACGAACCCCAGATCGCCGCCTTAGAAGCAAAACTTAAAGAGTACCAAGGTCACGAAGAAATACTCAAGAAGCTGGCTAAAATTGAGTATCTCCTAAGCAATCCTGCTGTAACTATCACTCCATCATCACCGGCACCTCGTACTGAGTAGCCACATCCCGCTCCCTTTTCCCGGTCGTGCCGGACTCTCCCCGGAGGATCTTGCGCACGGCCGGTTTGATATCTCGCCCACCGATGGCAAAGCGCGGCATCCGCAGGTTGAACTTCCTGATATCCTCCATGGCAGCACTGTCTCCATCCCCCTCAAGGATGGCCTCCGCCGCCCGTCTGATAAGTTTCCCTCGCCGCTCGGTAATCCGGGTTGATATCCCTCGCAGGCTGCGCTCCGCCCCCTGTGCCTTAGAGATCTCCTCCGGGTTGAAACCGAGGGCGATCATCAGTACCTCGTCAGGGCCGATCTGGTCGTCAGGGATCAACTTCTTGCCGGCGCCGGTCTTCACCCCGTCGGTGGCTACCCGGTAGGCTTTGAAAACGTCCCGGATAACTTTCGGCACAGCAGTCTCCAGCCCCTTGGCGTAATTCCCTTTGTTGATCGCTTCGTCATACCCTCGAAACCAACTCTCAGCCACTGAGAAAGCGGGGCCAATCAGGTTGCCGGCGTACCACGCCGCCAACCCTGCGCCATGCAGGTGCTCGGCTGGTTGCGACTGTGCCCCGTAGATATCCCCCATGCCGATCCTCGGCGAAAGGTTGACTCCTAAGGCGGTTGGCAGGCCGAGGGCAGCGATGTCCCCGGCGGTTTCCCCGAATGTAGCCCGCAGCCAATTAGTGTAGGCAAGCTCTACATCGTAGGGCTCATCGTCATCGTCGAAGATCAGCGAGAGGATGGCCATGGCGGCGCCGGCGAACGGCATCCCGAGTGTTCCGGCCAGGGCTGCCGAGGTCATGAAGATGCCAACGAACTCCCGGGTGGCTGCGTCCTTCACCCCCGCCACCAGCCCTTTCTCCTTGAACGCCTTGAAAGAATCCTTGAACAGCAGCCCGAGTCGTAGAGCGGTCTTGATTCGGTAAGTCTGAAATGTGAAGGGGATGCGCATCAGGTCCTTTTGCATCAGCCAGCCCTTGTCCCGCTTGGAGAAATTGTAAATCGTCTTGTCGATGACATCCGCAGTCTCTTCCATGGCTTGGAAGAAGTTTTTGCCCTGCTTGGTAGCCAGCGCGAACGAAGCGAGGATAGCGGTCTTGCGGCTGCCAAGCTCGCCGAAGCGCATCGGCATCATGGCGTAGTGCATGGCCTTGCCGAGCACGGTCTCCTGGTTGCCCTGGGAAACATCGACCGCCTCATGCACCGCTGAGATATCCAGCAAGTTCGTGGCCTCTGCCTCTCTGAGAGCGAGCAGTTGCATCTGGTAGTCATTTAGCTTACGGACCATCGCCAGCTTCTGCGCAGGGGTATGCCAGTAGTCACCGACCTGTCGGGTCTCCGAGACCTCCTTGTGCCCCACAGTGCGATGGATGGCCTTGTAGGTATCGTTGACCAGCTTATCGCTCCGCACTGCATCCTTGGTGTATTTCCTGGAGAATGCCTGCGCCCCGGCGATGCGCAGGGCGTTCAGCACCTTCGGGATGGATCGATACTTGGCAGCGAGATGCGGCAGGGTCAGGGTGGGGACCTGGGTCATCTGCACCAAAAACGTCGACGGCGAGGTCATGAAATAGCCGGTGGTCCACTTGCCGATAATTGAGGTCAGCTTGCTTACCCGCTCTTTCTGCACCGCGCTCAGCCACTTGCGCATGGCGTTGAGCAGATGTCCTCGCACAGTGATATCGATCTCGCCGGTGCCCTCTTCCCGGTTCTTGACCATGTCGATGTTCTCTTGGGCAAACCCGGCGATGTCTTCCTCAAGTTTCTTGCCGACCGTCGCCCAGGCAATCTTGCCGGCATGGTTCTGCACGTAGCCATTGATACTTCGAAGCATGTCCGGGCTGGCACCGAGGACGCTCTTGCGGTGGATGGCACTTTTCAGCGCCGAGGTGTCCGGAAGCCAGCGCAGCACGGTCTGATTGAAGCCGTCAAGCACGGCCTCAATCGTCTCGTTTGCCAACTCAACCGCTGTGGCGTCGGTCGGATCCACTCCGGCCATGTGCTGCTTGGTGATGGACTCTCGCAGTTTGGTCAGCAACTCGCCCGGGATGGCAACGGCTCCGGCTGGGATTTCCTGCTGAACCCGCAGGGTGATGGTGTCCTTATCCACTCCCTCGGCTATACCCTTGAGCATAGCCAGTTCACGGTCCCGGGTGTTGTCGAAGTTCTCGCTGAGCCGGCGGCCGTCTGGCGTAGTGAACTCAAGGACGAATTTACCGTAGCGCGACAGCGGGAAGTACATGCCCTTGATTGTGCTGAACGAGGCGTCGAACTGCTGCATCAATTGCTTGCGTAGATCAGAGCCTTCCTTAGAGGCCTTCATGATGAACGCCATGGAAGAGTCGCGGTCGAGGTCCCTGAGCATGACCAGGTAGTCAGCCATCTTGACCATCTGCTCCTGGGTCTTCGGCCCGAGGGCTTTGTATGCCTTCACTGACTCCGCGTATGCTTCAACAAAGGTCAGGTTGGTAGCCTTCTGCATCCCTGCCGCCCGCCATGCCTTCTGTGCCGCCGCTTTACGCCCGCCGGGGGGGACGTTCTTCGGCAGCCAGTCCTGGTCTTCAAGCCCCTTAGTCGGGTCCATCTGGTTGAAAGTGGCGGTCAGCATCGCCTTGTTCAGCCCTTCCAGCCCCTTCTCCTTGCTGACCGCCTCGACGGCGTCCTCGTGGATGGCGAAGAAATCGTCGATGAACCTGGTGGTGGTCGCCTCAAGCTCGTTGGTGTGCTTAGAAAGCTGCTTGATCCATTTGATATTCTTGCCGTAGGTCTGGGCCAGATGGGAGAGAGGAGTGATGGCGAACGCCTTGTCAGCGTGCTGCTTCCAGTATTCGTGCATCTTCGACTTCGGATTTCTGAGCGCCAGATGAGCGTTGTCGAGGTAGTCCTTGGTCGCCGCCATAGCCTCGTTGGCCTTGGTGAATACGTTGATCTGCTCGTCGGCGATGACACCGAGGGGGGTCTGGACCTGCATGTCAATGGCAGGGTTGGCAGGGTCCCAGGTCTGGTTGAAGATGGATTTGATTTGGGTGGGCTCGAAGGCTACATACGTACCGTACCCACTTATCCGCTCGAAATCATCAACCGAATCATATCCTGTTTGAAGTTCATTCTTTATATAGAAATCTACTCCGCCAAACTTATCTTTTTTCAGGTATTTATTTTCCCCAACTAATACCTTCTCCCCAGTATCAATACGCCTGCGCATGTCTTTTGTTACAGTGACTGCTACTTCATGAATAACGCCATCGTACCCCCTAGCTATCAACTCTTCCCGCAATTCTGTTTGGTACTTACCTGTTTCTCTCGCTATTCTGTAGGCTTCTGTCTTTGTCACAGGATTTTTGATAGCTAAGTAAAATTCTCTGACTTCACCGGTTGTGTCTGGTCTGCCCCATGGATGATCCCCGGCCATCTGTGCTTGCCTACGAGACGATACAAACCAAAATCCATTGTATGGAGCATCAGGGTCGTTCTTATTTATGGTATCTTTATCGAACGCAGAAAACCCGTAGGCCGGAGACCCATGATAAACCACCAACGGCTTCCCGTCCGAGTCCACCACCTTGCTGTCACCGAACCACTTCTTGAATGCCGGCATGTTCTGGATAACCCGCGTAGCCTTGCGGATGTCGGTCTGTGCATCCTGGGCGAACTCGTTCACCGACGTCCGCCCCATCAACTTATCCAAAGACGAGGTGATCTGGTTCGCGTCGGCGTTGAGCAGGTCCTCGCCCAGTCGCAGGACTTCGGAAAGCGCAGTATCGGATGCGGCGGTGAGGCCGAAGAATGTCCGGACGGACTGCACGAAGCGTGACCACAGAGTCTCGGTCTTGCTCAGCTTGACGGTCTCCAGGTAGTCCTGCATCTCCTTGTTGGACAGGGTCCAGGCCAGGACCTCCGAAGGGTTGTTGAGAGCGTTGACGTTGCGCTGCAGGATCCTCTGCTCGAACTCAGTGAGTGCCTCACCACTGGCCGCCCGGGCGTTGAAATGGTTGATGATCAGGTTGGTGACGTCGATCATCTCAGCGGTAGCCTTGGCAAGTGTCGTGCCCTTACTGACCCGCCGGTTGCCGACATGGATAGCCGCTTGAGTGGCGGCATGGATGAGCTCATGGAGGACGGTCTCGTAGGACATCCCCACCTTGCCGGTGACATCGGCTCCGTTCAGCCTGACCGTGGTCTTGATGCCCTCAGAGAAATCAGTGGTCGACACGCCCCGGGAGTTGGCCGAAGAGGCCGGGATCTTGTCACCGACATGGGTGATGTTCAGATCGAAGACGACTCCCGCGCCCTTGAGCCTTAAGAGAGCGACCCGGACCTTGGCAGCGATCAGCTTATGCCCGTTATCCGGCGTGTTGTTGATCAGCCACTCAGCGGCCTGGATAAGGGTCTTGCCCTCGATACCTTTCTGAACTTTCTCGGCTTCTGCTTTGGCGGGGTCACCGAGTTGGTTGCGGTCCTGCTTCTCGGCTGAGAGGATGGTGATGTCCTCGTCGTTGAAGACGACGTAATTGTAAGTGCCTCCATCCTGTGCATCGGCAATGGCCTGCACCAGGGCAGGAGATGGGTCGTAGCTTGACAGCTTGTTGCCCAGAGCAGCACTGATAGCCTGCGCCGGGTAGTCGAACCCCAGCCAGTCATCAGCAATGAGGGCCTTCAGGATTGCCTCGTTCTTCGGGGTGAACGTACCCGTGCCAAGCATCTCTTCAACGTCGGAGAACTCTGCATCTTCCGGCAGTTCTTTTAAGAACTCTGCCTTGATATCTTTCAGCGGCTTGTTGCGACTGGTGCCGTCGAGGTACTTGATGCCTCTTATTCCGAGAGAGTGGAGATATTCGGAGGCTTTCTGATCTCCTTTACCGAACGCACTTATCTTTCCTTCATCGACAAGTTTCATCATGTGGCGCATGATGTCTTTGTTGCCAATGTTCTTTGAACTGTGTCGGTACAGCGCAGCCCCATCGCCTCCCTGCCCTTCTACGGAATCGAGGATATCTTGCGGAATATTTTTAAGGGCATCCTGCACCTTCTCCGACTGCTCGCTCAGCGGTTTGTCCCAGAGAAGATATTCATCTTCGGCGGGGGCTAGCTCTACTTGGTAGAGTTTGCCATTGTTTGGTTTTGCCCTTTCTGTATTGGCAAGGATGAACTTGACTATTTCAGGGCTTACTATTTGTTCCCCCCCGGACTCCGCCCTGAAGTGGACATTCTGCAATTCATTTACCAGATCTTGCACTGTCACATTTCTGTCTGCGTACAGTCCAACATCTTCTGCAAACTGTTCCGCTTGGTCAGGGAATTTCTTAACGAAGTCGTTGAACGCGGTGTCCTTGGCAGAATCGTATGGCCGTGCGGCCAGTTTATCTCGATACCACTGAGCGACATTCCTTGCTCCGGCAAAGTACAGCCCATATCCGTAAGCCTGCGCCCCCTCGCCGGTGCCGATCTTGCTCGAACTGAACTTGTCGACAGTGTGAGGGGTGCCATGCCAGGCCACCATCTCGTCCTCGATCACCGCCGTCAGCCCCTGGTACTCAGCCTCGTCCATCTCAGCCATCTCAGCCATGGCGGCGTCGGCCTTGGCCCTCGGGTTCTTCTCCCGGTAGGCGCGGATGGCGGCCTCGGACGGGACGCGTTTGAACGATGTGTCGCCGGCGGCGATATCCTCGGCAATGACTTTCGCCTGCACGGCGTAGGCGGAGGGGAGGGGTTTGAGTTTGCCTCCGCCTCCGCCTTTTGGCTTCTCGTTCAATGAAGGAGATTTCTTCTCAGGCTTGGCCTTGGGTGCAGGCTTCACACTTGGCTTCGTCGGCAACTGGCCAGTCTGGTCCCGCCAGCCGTAGCCCATGTCCCGGGCTGCTATCGCCGCTTTCTCAGCAGTGTCGAACCTACCAAGCAGGTTGCCCTTGGTATCGTTGAGTGCGACGATCTTACCGTAAGGCTGGATCTGCAGGGTCTCGGAACCTGAACCGTCCCGGTACACCGGCTCAACTGCTTTCTTCTCAGGCTTGGCTTTGGGCGGCTTCTTTACCTTGGCAGGAGTAACCCCCCTCGGTGGGCTTACTTTCTTCGCAGAGGCCGGGGGGGTGTTGTTCTCTTGTGTCTCACCAGTTACAGGCAAAACAGGTTGTATCTCGCCGCCAGCCTTTTCATTAACGACAACCGCATTATTCTTCTTCCCTTCCCACTGCGCCTTCATCTTCTCAGCCGCAGTCCGGACGCTCTCTTCGGAGGCATCCTTGGCGGAGAAAGTCACGCCCTTGAGCGGGCCGGCTTGGTAGGTGAACTGAGGCAGGCCGAGGTTGTCGCCGTCGTACTTGAGGTCCTTGTCGACCTTGGTGGCTACTTCTGCGACGTCGTCGACCCCCTGTCGAAGTTCGGATCCCAGCTTGTCTGGTCCCACGGCTGCAACATCGGGTCGTGCGCTGGCTGGTTCCACCTTACTGGTGAGCTCGGCTGTGCGTACTTCAGGAACTGCTCGTGCCGCTCCAACATCGGCTGCGGTTTTCCCCTGCACAGCAGGGACTTCAGTCTGTTGATTAGCGACATTGTTCATCTCCTCCCGTATTTTGAAGATCTCCTCCTGCACCACGGTCTTTTCAGGCCCCACCGGCAGAGACTCCCACTGATCGACAAGGGTATCGTGCTGGAAAGTCAGGGTGTCGAGGTCGGTCGGTTCGGTCTGATTGGTAGCTACCGGCGTAGGAGCAGCCGTTCCGGCAGTCCCACTTGTCAGTGGTTCAGAAACTCCATCCACCACTTGCTCGGGTCCAGGTTGTACAGCCTGAACAGGTTCATTTGCAGGCGTTGCTTGCGGCTTAACTTCATCCTTCACCTCGACAGTGTTTTTCTTCAACCAGTTGAACTGCGAGCCCGGGCTCTTGGCGCGGGGCGCAAGCTCGGCATCGATCTGGGCGCGGCTCATGCCGGCCGGCGGGGCATACTCGTAGACCTTGTCAGCTACCCTGAACCGCACCACCTCCGGCCGGGCCGGGTCGTCACCCAACTGCTCGAACTTCTTGGTTCCGGACTTGGCCAGCAACTTCTGATATTCCTTACGCTCAGGTTCGGTGAACTGCTCCCCGCCCAGTGCCTTGGCCTCGAGGTCGGCGAGGCGAGTTGCCCTCGACTCTACCCCTTTCTTCGCCATCTCTGACAACGGCTTGCCGGCCAGCATCTGCTTGGCGATATCCTCCGGCGCTGCGGTGACCGTGGTCGTGCCAGCGGCAGTCTGGATGGTCACCGTCGCCTCTCCGCCCTCCAGTTTGTCGAGGGTCGCGCCTTCGGGTAAGACTTTGTCGAGCGTGTCTGCCTGCACTTTCTCGATGGCAGGGTCGACCCGGGCGTTCTTAATATGCCCGGCAAGTCCAAACGGAGCCAGGAGCGCAGTCATACCAAGGGTTGGAGCAATGGTCTCTTTTGCCTGCTGCCATGGGTCGACATCCACTCCGGCGTTTTTCTCCACCGTTGCTTGGCCATACCCCTGCCCCATCTCAGTGGCAACCTCGCCGGTCGCTGTCTTGGCAAGCTGTTTAGCAAAGGGTTTGAGCACTCCCTCATCGACTCCTGCCTTGAGGGCATCCTTGATAACCTTGCCACCAATGCCGAGCAGCTTACCGCCGAGGTACGTACCGATGGTCTCGCCGCCGGCCTCAATCGCTCCCGACTTCCAGCCGGCAACACGGGCAGCTTCAGCATCTCCCCCTGCTTCCTTGACCCGCTCCATGGTGTCCTGCGCCTGTGCCATGCCCATCGGCACCGCACCGGCAAGAGCGGAGATGCCCAGCCCGAGGGCACCGCCTACCGCAGCTTCGGGGGCAGCAGCCAGCCCGGCTCCGACAACAGCAGGGATGGCGATTGACGGTGCAAGCATCTCAGCACCTTCCGCAAGGGCGTTGGTGACAGCGTTGTGGCCTTCAGGATTCAGTTGAATCTCAGGTTTGGCGAGCCGCGCCTCTGCAGCGTTGACGATGCCCTGGCCAAACTTATACACTCCAGACTCAGGCTCGGTTGCCCACTTGGCAGCCTGCCCGACCATCTTCGGCAGTTCCCCGACTACGCCGCGCTTCAGGCCAGTGTAGACCTCTCCAGCGGCGGACCGGATACCTACCGGTGCCTGAGCCTGCGCCGAAGTCGTCGGGGCGAGAAGATCGTCGAGTTCATCGCCCTGCGGAGCGAGCAAGCTGTCAAGTTCGTCCATTAAAGCTCTCCTGCTTTGGCCTTGCTGATAATGGTAGCCTTGTCTTCTGTCGGGTGGGCCTTGATATACGCCGCTGCTTTACTGCGCTGGTCTGGAGTGAGGTTCGCCGCTACTGCTCGCAAGTCTTGGGCACCTGCCTCCGGCACCTCACGTTTGGTGATGTTGCCGTCCTTGTCGACGGTAATCGCCACGGTCCTGTCACGCATGACCCCGTTCTCAACTATCGACTCCGTCCGGATCTCAGGCTTTGTCTCAGTCGGCTCCTTGGTCTTGGTCAGCAGCCGGTACCGCTCAAGGGCAGCGGCTTTTTTCTCCGGCGTGTCGGCGGTCTCGTAGTCCCGCAGGGCGGTCTCGATCCTCTGGGCCGAGCGCAGGCCGATCTGTGCAGCCTCGGTCTCGATCTGCTCCTGGGCCGTCGGCCTGAGTCCTTCGCGGGTGACGTCGGCCTGCAGTTCAGCATTGATCCCTGACTGCCTGCTCTGAATCATCTGCTCGTTGAGGGCCTTGCGTTCCTGCCAGCCCATGCCGGCCGGGGCGTTCTCCCGGGTGAGCAGTCCCGACTGGTCCTGGTTGAGGGGGCGGACGCCGAACTGCTGCCCTCTCGGGGTGTTCATGTAATTCTCATACTGGCGCATCTGGCCGGTCGGTGCGACAGGTTGCTCCATGAACCGCTGCCGTGCCTCGGGGGAGACTGATGAATCGAAGGCGACGTCCATGTTGCCTACTCTGCGGATGCCGTTGGACGGTGCGGGGGTCGACACCGGTCGCTCGATCTGGTTGCCCGTCCTGTCGGTCCAGCGCATGGCGTTGTCTGCTCCCAAGGACACCGTGGCCCCGGTCGACTCATCTCGGATGAAGTTGTTCTGCGGAGGCGCGACTGTCGGAGAAGGTGTATGTGCTGGAGTGAGTGCCTGTGGCCGCATGGACCCGGCGATATTGGTCGGGACCTTGGCCAGTTGCGAGGTAGTCGGCTGCACAGGTACAACCGGAGCCGAAGGCTCGACAGCCGCAGCAGTCTGAGGAACTTCCCCTCGCAACCCTGCGAACCGGTTTCCCAGCTTCCGCCACCCCTGCCCTACGGCCTCAGAGATTCTTTCTTCAGGTGTCCTGTATGCCATACCGTCCTCCTTTTATTTGTCTCAGCATATACTACTTCGCTAGGAAATGTAAACAATTGATACTCACTTTACCTTCTTCAATATCGTATTTGTCTGACCCCAGAGCGGCGAGGTGTAGGCTCCCTCGGTCGGCGTGGAGACAGTCACGAAGCCAGTGTTGACGTTTAAGGTGAACGCTGAGAGGAAAGATATCTCATAGGCCGGAGTGGTATCACCAGTACCTGCAGGCTCATGGATCGGGATGGCAGCATCGTCGGAGTAAATGGTGAGCCCTGGATCAGTAACCACGAGCCCCTTGAACGTGCCGACCGGCAACCCTACGCCGGGGAGTTTCATGGTCACCGACGCGACATTGGTCACTACCTGCCCGGCGAGGTAGATGGCTCCGCTGACCGCCTTGATCGACCTCAGCACAATGCCTGAGTAACTGGTAAACGGGGCCGGCAGGGCTACCTCGAGCAGGCGTTGCCAGAGCAGGTCCCCGGCGGTGCTGAACATCAGGATATGGCTGCCCCACAGAGTGGGGGTGGCAGAGTTCGGGAAGCGTGGGCAGATGACATATACCCCGCCGTTGCCCACGGCAAGCTGGGCCGTGAAGGCATACAGGGTAGCGTCGCTGTCGCTGAAGTACTCGACCTCGAAGAACCTCTGCCACTGCAAGGTGCCGTCGGAGGCGATTTTTGAAAGGTGGTAATGATAAAACCCTGAGTTGGTGGCGACATCACACGGCGCCAGGGAGACGACATAGACAGAACCGTCAGTATCAAAGCCACAGCCGGTGGCGTTGAGGCCGGTATTGGCATCGCCGTACAGGGCGAGGGTGTCGTCCCGCTTGTGAAGAAACCCCTCAATGGCCCGCTTCCACAGGACAACCCCGTCGTTGTCGAGCTTAACCACTAGCCCCGCCGGGATGGCCGCGCCGACGGTGTTCTCGTGGATGGACCCGCAGACAACGATATCTCCTGCCGAGGCGACGTCGATGGCGTAGAGATGCACCGAGTTCTTGGTCGTAGGGTAGCCATCGACATCCGGCAGAGGGTCGCCGATCTGCACCGACCAAGTCACATCTCCGTCGTAAGCAAACGATACCAGATACCCCTTCGAGTACATCAGGGCGTAAGGGTCCCAAGGGCTGTGGAACGTGTTGCCATTATAGATGTTGGCATGGCCGGCCACAACTGCATTGCCGGCACTGTCAGTGTCGACTCCCCAACTGAAGATGTCGTTGATGCCATTTTCGCCGAGCGACAGCCGCCGTTTCCACTTCACCGTGCCGTCGTACTCGAACTTGACCAGGCTGTTGTCGTAGCAGAAATCGTCCCGGTAGATAAAGAAATCAGCGAGGACGTAGACCCCGCCGTGGAGAATCTCGAGAGGGTCCAGAGGTAGAAGCGGGTCGGGGATGGTAGTGTCGATCGCCACCCCGGTACCGGACTCATTGCGGTCCACGGTGCTGTACGTCCCGCCGGTCAGCACCTGCCGGAAGGAAAACCGCCCGTCAGTATTATACTTCAGCAGCGTCGCTTCGTTCGACAGGTCGGAGGTCTCGACCAGGTAGTCCCTGGTCCTGGCGTAACCGACAGCGTAGACATTATTGGCCCCGTCCACGTCGATATCCGACAGCCCTCCACCACCGCTGGCAATGAACACCAGCACGTCGTCGACCGACACGGCCACAGCATACCAGAACCACTCAAGCATCTCCTCTCGCTTGCGCATGGGTGGTATTTCCTCGCCACCACTAGGCTCGACATGGACGACAGCAGTGTCGATACCGAAGACCGACTTGGCGGTGATGGTGACTCCCGGGAACGGCTCGGTTACCTGCTGGTACTGCGTGAGATCGTGGAAGCTCATCAGGTTCTTCAGGATACCGACCCGCGTCAGCGCGAGCTTACGAAGTGTCCTGCCAACGACCGTGTCGCCGGTATAGGAGACCTTGACCGGGACGGTCATTACGCAACCGGATGGTAGAACTCATGCGACTCGTTGATCCCCGACTTGAACTCATGCGACTCGCTGATTGCCTCGCTCTTGGCCCACGACTCGTTTCTTGACTCGGATCCGGAGTAGCTCATGGAGAGGTTGGCGCTCACCCCGCTCAGACCAGCGGCTACCGACTGGGCAGCAAGCTGGGCCATGTCGTTGGAGACCTTCTCCTTCAAGGTGGACTCGGCGGCGTAGGCCTGGATGGTCGCCTCAATCTCGGCGATGATCAGCTTCATCTCAATCTCGGCTTTGGCAATCTTGGCCTTGTTGTCCTCGACTTCAGCCATCTGGTTGGCCGACAGGGCCTTGGTCTCCGCCTCGTAGCCCGAGATCTCCGCCTGGAAGCCGCCGATGATGGCATCGTTGACCCCAGACTTGGCCTTGACCGAGATGTCGAAGACCTCAGCCTTGGCCCGGTAGATATCGACCAGCCCTTTGTTATGCTCCACCACCCCTCGCAGATTCTCGACCTGGGCCTCGATATATGCCTTCTTTGCCTGGGCAGTGGCGACGTAGGCGGTGACCTGCTCAGCGTAGGTCCGCAGGATGGCGTCGACAACCGCCTTGGCATAGTCGAGTGCCCGCTGCGACTCGCCGTCCCGGGTCATGCGCAGCAGCTTCTCCAGCTCCATCGCTTGCTGGATGACGAACTGGGTATTGCGCTGGGCCAGGTCAGCCTGCTCGATCAGGATCTTGCCGTTGATCTCGGCACTGTTGCGGGCGGTCTCAGCAGATGCCTGGGCAAGCCGGCTGGAGAGGGCCCCGGGCGGCATGGTATAGCCACGGGCAGCGAAGTAATCCTCAGCGTCCTGGTAGGCCTTGTCGTCGGCAATAACCTGCCTGGCCATGGCCCGGTCGTAGATCTCCTGCTCAATTACTGCCCCGACCCCGGTGCTGCCGGCGGGGAGGTCTGCAAGGATGCGGGCCAGCAGCGTAGCATAGACATCGGCGGAGAGGGCTCCCTCAGACCAGGTGATGGTGGAGCCGACCGGTGCGGCCGGGGCATCGCCGGGGTCGGCGCCGGAGGCATCGATAACCGGCAGTGCGGCCATCGTCGGCGCAAGCTCGGTGAACGAACCGAAGTCAGTGATGAGGGATGCGAGTCCGGTTGGCAGCGGCCGGGACCCTACTGTGATCGCAGTCGTGGTAAGATCGACGACGATGGGGTCGACGGTCGGCAGAGAGTAAGAGGCGATCAACGAGTTCAAGGTACCAAGGTAGCCGGAGGCTCCGTCGAGCCCGACCAGCCTGACCATCATATCGTTGACCAGGGCCATCGTCGTATCGAACTTCTCGCCGACCATGACATACGGAGAGCTGGGGGAGACTTCCGGCCAGACATCATGCACTTCATTGATCCCGGAGGTGACCGGGGTAACAGGCAGGGTTACTGCCGCAGAGGAAACAAAATCAGCCATAGTGGCCTCCTGTTAAAAATGATGTACCTGAACCTCGTCGAGCGAGAAATCACAGCCCTGCAGATTGACGATCCTGAATGCCCAATACCTGCCCTTGACGTTGCGGTCGAGCTTGACCCGCACCCGCTGCTGGCCAGTGCCGTCGAGCGGAATGGTGTACTCCCGGACAGTGGTCAAATCGGTAGTGACCGTGAGCCGCAGGTTGCCAGTACCTTCGAGGCCGAAGTAGACATAGCGGATACGTTTGTACATCTCACCAAGGTCGACGGTGGGCAGGGTCAATGCCCCGTCAATGGCGGTGCTATCCTCCAGCTGGCCGGTGCCGATCTCATACAGCCCAGTAGCCTTGGTGCCGAACATCTCACCATTGAAATTGACCATCGAACCGTAGCCGTAGTTGGTGAAGGTGCTGGGCGCCCCGGTCTTAAGGTTGACGGCCACGCACTGCGAGCCGACTGCGTTGATGGCGGTCTGATCTGAGACGATGGTTGCCCCGCTGCTGCCGGTCGGGTAGATGAGCCGGTCAGCGGTGACGATCTGCAGATCGCCGGTCTGGGTGCTGACGCACAGCCCCTCGTCGCAGGACCACACCGCGCAGGGTCCGGCCCCCGGCCGCCCGACCTTGTCGCCGTCGACGTAGCCGACGATCTCAGAATATTCATGAGCCGGGGCCTCGACAGCAGTCTTCTGCTCGAACTCCTTGGGATTGGTGCCGGACAGGAAATAGGTGCGGTCGCTGTCGGAGACGAACAGGCCGTCCTTGACCGGTTTGATCATGGTTATATTTGACCCAAACCAGATGAAACAATTGGCGAGGTCAAACTTGCCGTAGGCGAATGGCTCGGAGTAATAGAGGACGTTACCGGTGGCGATCCACATCCTGCCAGCGAAATGCGCAAGGTGGCTACCGAGTGGTGCGGCGGAGAACTGGCGAGTGGTGACCGCTCCGACATGCGATTGCAACGACCAAGCTCGGGAGACACCGGCAGTGATGATACCGTTCTGTAAGGTGTTGGAGTAGTAGGTATCGGTACCGACTTGGCACCAACCAAAGCGCAGCCCCTTGTTCAGACCAGAGCGGACGCCAGTCAGGGCGTGAAGGGTACTCAGTTTGTAGATTGCGGATTCGGACTCATGGTCCTGGACGACGAAGCAGTCACCGCCGTCGCAGAATGCGGAATGAAAAACTCCGGCGGAGAGCAGGGCGGCTCCCAGGCGCCGCGAAGGTCGGCCGGTGTCGTCGATGGTGACGTTGGCTGCCTCAGCCAGTTCGGCGATGCCAGTCTCTCGGTCGATCTTGAGGCGGACCGGGTCGACCCGATTGTTCAGGCCAGGAGTCCCGGTAAAAATGGTAAGCGGATTGCGCATCGAGACTCCCTCTGCTGTTTACGTGCGGTATGCTGGGTCGGACCCGATCCTGGTCTCCTGGTTGTGAAGACGTTGCAGGGCGGTTCGACCATCGGCGACGTAGCCGTTGAAGAACCTCAAATGATCGTCCGATTTCACCTTGTCCTGGGTATCGAGGTCATGATGGATGAGGGCCTTGTGCGCCGCCCACTCGATACAAGCTCGCTGGAACCGAGGCGGAATTTCTGGCGCAGCGGGGGGAGCCGCCCCTCCACCTTCCGGCACCGCCCCAGTTCCAGCAAGGTCGTAAAGACTGTAGCGCCAAACCTGCAGCAGGAAAACCTCATCGTTCTCCGCTGCGGTAGGGGTCGGGAATAGCTGAATGGAACCGGTTGCAAGATCGGTCTGCCAATGGGTCGGCACCCCGGTCGCCTCGGTGTATCCGTACAGAGCGTCCTGGGTAGTGTAAATGTTGCCAGTGCGAACCTTGCCCAATTTCCTGGTGCCGTCCCAGATATCAAGTACCTGAATAACCCTGTCGGGAATAGCGTAGACGGCGATGCCGGTCTGCAGGGTCAGGGTGAAGTTGGTGAGGTCGGTGAAGAACCCGGTTTGTTCACAGAACTTATCCTGCCCCTCCGCCAGATACCTGAGCAGGGTTATCTCTTCCCAAGAACCGTAAGGAATATTTGACTCCCCCAATACCTCCTGTAGTTCTACCAGCATATCCCCACGGGTCATTAGAAGTATTTCCCTCCCTTGACCATCCGCCAGGGGATGGCTGAGCGGTTCTGCTTCATGAGCATCGACTTGCCGGTGGCCGGATCGCGCCGCGGCACATGATGGGCCTCAACGGCCTCCAGCAGGGTGTTGACTACCGAAGGCGGGACCTTTACGTCGTGCTCTCGCAGGATCTGCATCTCATGAAGAAACGGCTTGCCGTTCTTCCTGGTGCCCCCGCAGACGATGGTCTCGTAGTTCGGCTTGCCATCGACCGACTCGATGCGGATGGTCGGCCAGTTATCTCGATCGTCTTCCGGGTCGATGGCTGCGGCCTTGACCGGTGCGTCGGCTTTCTTCTTACTCTTCGCTTCCGGAATCGGCTGGATGTCAATATCTCCCAGGCCCAGATCCAATTCTTCACTCGTTGGCATTACATTCCCCCCGTTAAGATTTAAGATGCTTCTGCTGCAGGACTCAATGAAAGGGAGGGGGATCCCCCTCCCCTGTGGTTGAGGCTTACTCTCAGGCACCCCAGAGTTCGATCAAAAACTGCCCTGCCGTGTAGGTAGCAGCAGTGCCGCCTGCCCCGCCAACAAGATACATATACTTGTCAGCTGCCGGGACAGTAGTAAGAGCGATCTGCGTAGCGGCAGCGGCCGACCAGTTGCCGCCTTTGGTCAACATCGCTACCTCTACAAGGTCGCCGATGGTGGCATCAAAAGCCCCTGTACCTTCTGTGGCCGAGTACAGATCGATGTCGGCGATGCCTCCAGCCGGGGTCTCAAGACAGGTAATCTGGCCGTAGAACAAGGTGCCGTTCTTGGCCGCAGTGATCTGGCCGATGTGCGACACACCGGTATTGCCGATGATGTCGAGATCGGTGGTGGACGACTTGGTGCCAGTCAGGTCGATGAAAATGGTGGTCTTGAAGATGTCACCCTGCTTGACGATCGAAGTCTTGTAGACCGTACCAGTTCCAGCGAAGGCAGCACCCGGAGTCAGGACCTGCGCCGACTGATCACAGGCCTGCGTAAGTTCAGCGGCAGTTATCGGACCAAGTGCCGGGACTCCACTTGCATGGGTGGCGATCTCTTCCGAAATCACCCTGTTCGTAACAAGTTCTCGTACTCTCATAGTGTTCTCCTATCGGCAAAGTCTACGCTCGCCTGGACAAGGATTTTAACGGAAAGCTACCCAGTAAACTACGTCAGCCGCAGTGTCGCAAATGTCGAGGCCCAACGTGAAGCCGTTCGCCGTCAGTGTGATGGCTCCAGCGGCATTAACCGAGATCTGCGTGTCGGCATGGTTGCCGGTGTCGAGCGACGTGCCGGCGTCCATACCCTCAAAATACTCGTAGAAAGCAAGGTTGTTGACATTGACGGCTCTGATGTACTTCGGGACGAACCCAAGCTCGACAGTGACCGCCGCGGCCGGGTTGGCAACGGTGATCTTGCCGGTCTGTGCGTATTGTTTATCCATGGTCTATTCTCCTTAAAGAGAGCGGGGGTTGCCCCCCGCATTGAGGGTCAGAAATTACAGTTCCGGAACCGCACACTCAACACGTGCCATCCAAAGCTGTTGAAGGATGACTGCCGTGAAGTAGGTCTTCCAGCCGACTGAGCCGCGCTGACCAAGAGGATCGGCGCCGCGGGGGGTGTTCGGGTTGAGGACCATCGGTGAGATGGCACTCCTGCCTTTGAGAGGCACGAGTCCGAAAGCGTCCGGAGCGAGATAGATGACCGGGTAGACATCGGCGTTGGTGCCGGTGGTGGAGATCATCGTGGTACCGGAACCGGCTTTTGCTCCGCCGCCGTCAGCCCATGACTCGAAGACTGTCGAGGTGATGTAGCGAACATTGCCGACCGCACCGATCTCACTCTCGTAGGTGGCCTTGTAGTCAACTGCATCCTTGAACCCCTGCAGTTTACTGACAACTATCTCAAGATCTGGATGAATCAAACCGATGAAGGAGGCCGGTACGTTCTCAGTGTTGAAGTTCGGAGAACTGGAGATCTTCGAGGTGAAGGGCCGCGCCAGCTGTCGCTTGAGGCCACGGATGGCCTTCTGCTGCAGGTTGAGGGTGAGGGGGGTGTTGATGTCGGTCCTGGCTGAGCCGTTGGCCCTATACAAAGTGGTGCCGGCCTTGAGAATGCCAAAGGCAACCGTCTCGACGGTCAGGGCAGCCTGCTCGCCGATCATCGCCGAGTATTCCATCAGCACCGGGTCGGTATGCAGGTCAGCGATCACGTCGGTCAACTCGAGGAAGTCACCGTACTGGGCGAGGGTCGCCGTGTAATCGGTAACAGTCGGCTGACTGCCGGTCGGGGTGATACCCTCGGTCAGGGCGGTGGTGGCTGCGGCCAGACGCTCATACCGGCGGAACTTCTGGGTGTTGGTCTGGTTCTTGCCAAGCGGCTTGGACTGGCCGAACTGCTGGATGACCAGATGCGGCTGACCTCTCTTCAACATCTCTACCGCCGCGCTTGCTGCTACTGCCGGGGAAATATCCCCGTAAGTCGTTTGTGCCATGATGTTCCTCCTCTGGCTGGGTTTGGTTACGCCGTCGCGGCGAACTTCTCAAAGGCCCCGTCAAAATCGTTGGGGTCAACTGCGGCTCGCCC